GGAAAGTCATACGCAACAGCAATTAAGGTTATTGTTGATATTATGTCGCATAACTATGTTAATTGGCTGGTCATTCGGCAGTTCTTTGGTACTCAGAAAGATTCAACTTTTGCAACGATTAAGAAAGTTGCTTACGATCTCGGTGTTGCTGAGCTGTTCAAATTTACGGTTTCGCCGTTAGAAATAACTTATAAGCCTACCGGACAGCAAGTGTTTTTTCGCGGTATGGATGACGCTTTAAAAATCACATCTATCCAAACGACACACGGGTCTATCTGTCGAGTTTGGTATGAAGAGTGTTATGAGCTCAAGCGCGAAGAAGACATTGACACGGTTGAAGAGTCTTTACGTGGCAATCTCCCCGACAATGGCTTTTATCAGTCGGTCTTAACATTTAACCCGTGGAGCGATAAGCATTTCTTGAAAGCTAAGTATTTCGATGAAAAGACTCGTAAACGTAAAACATTTGCGACTACAACAACATATAAGGACAACAGCCATCTTAATGCTGATTATGTGGAAGACTTAGAGGACATGCTAAGGACTAACCCCAATCGTGCTAGGGTGGCTGTATTAGGCGAGTGGGGTATTGCGGAAGGCCTTGTGTTTGAAGACTTATTTGAGCAAAAAGATTTTAGTATGGAACAAATTGCTGGCTTACCTAAAGCAGTTGGTCTTGACTTTGGTTTTAAGCACGATCCAACCGCTGCAGAGTTTATGGCAATCGACCAAAAGAATCATATTGTCTATGTTTATGACGAGTTTTACCAGCAAGGTATGCTGACACAACAGATTGCACAAGCATTGGCACAGCACAAAGCGTTTGGCTTACCAATCATTGCTGATAGTGCCGAGCAACGTCTAATTACTGAATTACAACAAGTCTACGGTGTACCGAACATTAAGCCTGCTGGCAAAGGCAAAGATAGTGTTATCCAGGGCATTCAATTCATGCAGTCATATCGTTTTATTATCCATCCTAAAGTAAAAGGCTTGTGGGAAGAAATGAATACCTATGTGTATGCTAAAGATAAGTTTGGTAACTGGACAAATCAACCCGAGGACGCAAATAACCACGCAATCGACGGTTTGAGATACAGTATGGCACTATTTACATTCTATAAAGGCAATCAGTATATGAACTATCAAGAAAGGGTACAAGCCGTTAAAAATATTGGATTATAAAGAAGGTGTGACAGATTAGTAATTACGACTTAAAAAATCATAGACAGGCAAATATCTTGTATCAGGAAAGCTTAGATAAATTAACGCCTGCTAGAATTATGCAGTTTATTCGACATCATCACGATTATCAAAAGCCGAGATTACAGATGTTAGATGATTATTATCAAGGTTTCAACGCTAATATCTTAAAGCCAGATAATCGGCGGACTGATACAGAGAAAGCTGACCATCGGGCAGTTCATTCGTTTGGAAAATATATTGCGGACTTTCAGACGTCATTTTCAGTGGGCAATTCGATCACTGTCAAACATGATGATGATAAAAAACTAGATGAGATTGAAGATACTAACGATTTTGACAGCTTGAATAATGAATTGTTTCTAGACACAACTCGTTATGGTCGAGCTTATGAGTATATCTATCGTGGCAATGATGACATTGAACACAGCGTATTACTAGACCCGCTAGAGACGTTTGTTATCTATTCACTAGAAGTAGACCCGCAACCAGTTATGGCAGTCAGATATCACTTAATCGAAGTTGTAGGAGATAATAATAAAGCAGTCTTGCAATATCACATAGAAACATGGACAGCTGATAGATACACATTGTATCAACCAACATATCTAGATAGTTCAATGACTATTAAAAAGCAAGAACCAATCTTTGCCTTTCCTGTTGTCGAGTACACGAACAACCGTTTCAGAATTGGTGACTTTGAGAACGTTATTCCATTGATTGATCTATACGACGCAGCACAATCCGATACAGCCAACTATATGACTGATCTAAACGATGCGATGTTGGTCGTTAAAGGCGATATCGATACGTTACTTCAAGGCTCCAACCTAATGGGCGGTATTGACCCAACTGATGAAGATGCTGCTAAGAAACTAGCACAGGACAAGATGGACATGCTGAAAGAAATGAAGAATGCTAACATGTTGCTCCTCAAGTCAGGCGTTGATATCAGTGGGAAACAAACCACTGTGGACGCTAATTATATTCACAAAGAATATGATGTAAATGGCACTGAATCATACAAATCACGGTTGGCGCACGATATTCATAAGTTCTCCCACACTCCAGACCTTACCGATGAAAACTTTGCCGGTAATTCTAGTGGCGTGGCGATGAAATATAAGGTGTTGGGAACTATTGAACTAGCTAGTACGAAACGCAAGCAGTTTGAGAAAGGCTTATTCAAGCGCTACAGCATTATTTACCAATTAGAAAGTAAAGCATCAGGTGGAATGACAACCGACCCGAGAACACTGGAATTTACGTTCAGAGACAACATGCCAACTGACGACCTAGCAACGATCAATCAGGTTACTCAAGCTGGTGCACAGTTACCGCAAGAATATCTATATCAGTTCTTACCAAACATTAGTGATCCGAGAGAAATAACTGAACAGCTTGCTAAGCAACAATCCGAACAGGTCAAGCAAGCTCGCGTTGACTATGGTGCTGCTACCGACAAGGAGTTGAGTGGTGATGGTCAAACAGAATAAAGCTTATTGGAAAAAACGAATCAAGCAAGAGCAGAAATATATGGAGCAAGCAACTAACATACCAGAGCTTGCAAAATACTATCAGCAAGCAGTTGATGAGATCCAAGAAAAAATTGACGCTGAATATGCTCGTTTAGATAGAATTGGTTTTAATGCTAAAGATGTTAAAAATGTTGACATTCGCAGATACGAGCAAGAGGCGAAAGAGGCTGTTGCACAAGCTGACCGTATTCGCAAAGAATTGGGGCGTAATGCTAGACGTTCAGACTTTACCGATGCGGTTAATGATCGCATGACAATCTACAATGCAACAATGAGAATTAACCGCCTGGAATATCTCAAGTCACGCTCAGCTCTCTCACTTGTCAAAGCTGGAGTAAAAGTTATCGGCAAAATGACAGCTCAATTGCTCAGTAAGTATGTTGGCGAGTTCAAGCGCCAAGCTGGTATATTAGGGCGGACTTTCCAACACATGGGTGCTGACAGAGTAATTAAGCACGTTCTGGCACAAACAGACGGTGCAACGTTTAGCGAGCGTGTATGGAAAAATACGGACGAATTAAAGGCTCGTCTAGATGTGTTACTAACAAACAATCGCATCCAAGGTGAAAGCCCTGATAAGATTGCTCGTCGGTTGCGTGATTTAGTTAGTGACCAATTCGCCGACCAAGCTAAGTATGTGACTGAACGTATTGCTCGAACTGAAAGTGCCAGAATTATCCACGAAGCTCAAATTGAGAGCTATAAAAAGTACGGTTTCAAATATATTAAGTGGATGGCAGAAAGCAGCGCATGTGATATATGTGAGGATATAGCACACGGGGGAAAAGACGGAGAAGGCGTGTATAAGATAAGCAATATGCCAGCCTATCCGGTTCATCCCAACGAACAATGCAGCACGGCAGTATATTACGAAGACGAATAAGGATTGCTGAAAGGCGGTTTTATGAAAGTAACAAGATATATGTACCTTTTTCCAAAGAGAGAAGCTAAAAAGAGGTTCAAAAATCTTAAAAACCATAGTAATGCTAGAAATGTTAGGCTTATCAATAAGTGCGTTATTAAATATTCAAAGGATGATATAGATTACGTTGAGTTTTTTGTTCGTCCGTAGAATATGACCTGAGCAGGTCTTTAAACTGCTCAAATAAAACTAAATCTTGTGGGAAATAATTATTGCGTCTTTTGGGAGTAATCTCGAGGGGCGTTTTTTAGTGGTTATATTTCTACAGGGTAGGAGGTATAAAATTATGTCTGAAGAAGAAACACAAACAACTGAAACTGAAACATTGTCACTTACTCAAGAAGAATTAGATGCAAAAATCAATTCTGAGTACGATCGTCGTTTTGCTAAACAGAAGGCTAAGTTTGACGAACAGTTAGCTCAAGCCAAAGAAGACGCTAAGAATGAAGGCTTAACCGAAGGACAAAAACGTGCCAAGATGACAGCTAAAGAACAAGCTGACCAAGCACAAAAGGAACGTGAGGAAGCTTTATCTAAACGTGAAGCTGAGCTTAATAGGCGTGAATTAACTGCTAATACAGTTGATCTACTATCTCAGGAAAACTTACCAAAAGATCTAGCTGAATCATTGGTTGAGTTGGGCGATGCGGACAAAATCAGTGAGGTTGTAGAAAAACTTCAAAAGACAATGGAACAAAAGGTTAATGAGCAGGTCAAGGAACGCATGAGACAAGATCCACCGGCAAACGGTAGTTCTACACTCGATAGCGAAGATGACCCATTTAAACAGATTATTAACTCATATACAAAATAAGGAGGTTAGCTAATATGGCTAATAACAATAACGATTTACCCATTCGCACATATCAGAAACAATTTGCACAATTAATCCAAACAGTCTACGGAGTACAGGGCGTATTTGCTCCAACATTTGGACAATTGCAGACCTTAGATGGTGTCCAAGACAATGCAACGGCATTCTCACTGAAAACAAATGATGTGCCTGTAGTTGTGGGTGAGTATTCCACAGATGCAGATGTCGCATTCGGTACAGGTACAGCGAACTCATCTCGTTTTGGCGAAATGAAAGAAATCAAATACGCAGATGTAGATGTGCCTTATGATTTCACATGGTCCATTCATGAAGGTTTAGATCGGTTTACTGTTAACAATGATCTAAATGCAGCAGTTGCTGACCGTTTGAATTTGCAAGCACAGGCTAAAACACGCCTGTTTAACAGCAAGGAAGGCCAGTTCTTAGCAGACTCCGCTACTGACATTGGTTTAGATGCAACAGATGTTAATAAACTATTCGAAACAGCTGTCGAAAAATACACTGACCTCGAAGTAGTTGTCCCTATTCGTGCATATGTGACCGCAGCAGTTTACAATGCCATCATTGATTTGACTAATGTTACATCTGGAAAAGGCTCAGCTGTGGATATTGACGCAAATGGCATGGTAAGTTTCCGCGGTATTGCATTGACAAAAGTGCCTTCACAATACATGGCAGAACAAGCAGTTATCTTCACGCCAGACAACATTGGTCGTGCTTTCACTGGTATCTCTACAGCTCGGACAATTGAATCAACAGCATTTGATGGCCAAGAATTGCAAGGCGCTGGCAAAGCTGGACAGTTCATCTCTGATGACAATAAGAAAGCTATCTTTAAAGCTGTAGCAAAAAAAGCTTAACCCCGCCTAGTGGGGTGAAAGCTACCCCAACTAAAAGCGGGGCAAAAGTTACTGCAGATTAGAAAGGAGGTTAATAATGGCTGATAAATATTTAAAAGCCGTAAAAGATGGGGAGGTTGTAGCTGTTGGCGATGACAAATCTGTCACTATTACAGGAGAACCTGCCAACACAAAAATTGTTAAAGGTGCCTATAAGGTTGCGTTTGATGAAACAGTTGACAAAAATTTGAGTGCTATTGCTAGCACTTTGGTTGATGTACCTGAGTTCACCACATTACCAATTTCGGTAACTGGCGTAACTTTGGATAAGACTACGCTATCGCTTGAAGAAGGAGCAACTGGACAATTAACAGCAAGTGTAGCTCCAACTGATGCAACTAATAAGGCAGTTAGTTGGAGTTCTGATACAACCACAGTCGCTACTGTAGATAACACTGGTAAGGTTACAGCTGTTAAAGCAGGAACTGCAAAGATTACTGTCAAAACGACAGATGGAAGTAAAACTGCAGTATGCACAGTTACAGTTACAGCACCTGCTGAAGGCTAACGCATAGACAGAGACGAGAAAAATGAGACGAATCAGGGGGTGTGATGATTGGAACTAACAGATCTAAAAACAATGTTGCAGATTAAAGATGATAGCCGTGATAGTATTCTTAATTTAATCGCTAAGAATACCGAGAGTGCACTGTGCTTTAAGCTGGGGGAGAAAAAAGTGCCCGATGAGTTAAGCTATATCGCTTTAGAAGTTGCTGTGAAACGATATAACCGCATAGCGAACGAGGGCATGAGCCAATATTCACAGGAAGGCGAATCTATCACGTTCAACACGAATGATTTTGATGAATTCGCTAATGATATTGACGCTTGGAAAGACAATCATGGCAAAGGCGACACTCGTGCCGGACGTTTTCTGTTTGTTTAGGGCGGTGAGGCAATGAGGTTTAACAATAACATTCAATTTTACCTTAGCGATGAGCATTACGATCCAGTAAAAGGTGAAAATGTAGGTGGGACAAAGTTAGTTGGTGAAGAATTTGCAAACGTGACTGACTTAGGAACCAACCGCTCAGTAGCCTTATATGGTGATGTTAATATTCAAGCGTATGTAATTCGCACGATCAATCCAATTGATTACAAGTGGAGCTATTGCACGATTGATGGTGGGAACACGCAGTATATTGCTAACACTAAACGAGTGCCGTTGAAGAACAATACCTTGATTGTAGGTGAGCGAAAATGAGTTATAAATTTACTCTAACCGGCGATAAAAAACTGCAAAAAGCTTTGCTTAACCGTGCTAAAAACAAAGCTATCCAAGCTATTGTTAAGCGGAATACAACAAAAGTGCAACAGCAAGCTATGCAAAATGCTAGTTCAACCTATACAAAAGGTTACTCGACTGGAGCGACTAAAAAATCAATTGGTATTGGGTTTGAGAAAGGTGGTTTGACCGGTATTACTGGTTTAGGAATGGCATATAACCCCTATACCGAGTACGGCACCCGTTTCATGGCAGCAGAACCGTTACTGGGTCCAATATTCAAGCGGCAAAAGAGTGTATTTATTTCTGATATTAAGAAGGTGGTTAATTGAGATCACCAGAAAAAGCACTGTTTGACTATTTTTATAGTCTATCCTTAACACACGGTCTGCCTACCTTCGATTATTTGCCAGCGGAAAGTGAGGCATCTTATCCGTTTGTCTATATCGGGCAAACGCAGACACAGGGACAGAATAATAAATATAGTCGCAGCGATCATGTATTCCTTACTATTGATGTGTGGGGAAGTAAAAAACAAAGAAAGACTGTCAGTGAAATAGCTGATGGTCTTTTTAATTGTGCAATTGGAAGGATAAAAACCGCTGAATATGAGTTTTATGGGCGCTCAAATCAGCAATCTAAACAGATGATGATTGATACTAGCGTCCCTAATACGGTTTATCAACGGGGGCATATAGAGATTGAAATGGAGGTAGTTTTATAAATGGTTAAAGTATTAAAGGGTGAAAACACACTGTTATTTGCTCGTAAGCACGCAGACAGAGCAATTAAAACAATGCAGTTAGTGCCGTATCAAACAGGGGCTACATTTGATCCTAGTCGTGAAAGTAATTCAACCACTACAAAAAGTGGGCCTGTTAGCACAACTTCAAGCGTAGAAACTGATGCAAAAGTTAATTTCTTAAATAATACATCTTCGATTGCTGATGAATTGTTACAGTCAATCTTTGATGGCGATTTGATGGATTTAGAATTTGTTCATACCGATCGTCAAAATGATGAAGGAAAATATGATGCTTGGTATATGCAAGGTAAAGTTTCTGAAGATTCAAGTGATAACGATGCAGATGATAGTTCAACTCGTGAAGTATCTTTTGCAATTGACGGTACTCCTAAACATGGCTGGACAGACTTTACACCTGAACAACAAGCTGATGCAGATTACTTGTTCTACGGCTTGGATAAAGTAACTGACGAAGACAAGACTGGTGGCGGTACTGCTTGGACAGATGCTGATAACGGTAAGGCTGCCGACCTGTCGGGAAAATAAAAGCTCCGGCTAATGTCACAGCATCCGCTACTAGTGACGGAGCAAAAATTACAGCGGAATAAATAGATCTAGTCGCGCAGAAATGAACAGTATGCTACGGCACGCGGCTTTTATGGAGGATATAGTAATGCAGATCAAAGTTAATAATAAAGAAATTGAATTGAAGTTTGGCATCAAAATGATTCGTGAGCTTAACAATATCGCCGGTATGGATGTTAATGGCGCGCCGTTCGGCATGGCTATTGCTAAAGTAGTGCCTGAGTTGCGTATTGGTGACCCGTCCGCATTATCTGATGTGATCTATGCAGCAACTGCTACAGTACAGATGGGACGCCCTAGCCGTGATGAGATTGATGATTTTGTTGAAGAAAACGCAAACGAAAAAATGTTCGATGAAGTCGTTGCTGAAATGAACAAAGCCAATGCTTTAAAAGCAGCATTAAAAAACATGAGAGCCTAGACGATGAGCAGGACAGCAAGACTAGTGAACAGACATATCACGAAATTGTTTTAAACTGTTTAACTCGTTTAGGCTTTACTATTGCTCAAATGCACGAAATCGAGTGTCTAACGTTGGTTGAGTATCAACTTGGCATGGAAGCCTATGCAATAAAAAAAGCGCTCAAACAAGAAGATATTGCCTCACAAGCTTGGCTTAATCAACAAGTACAAGCTACTACTGGCAGTGATAAGCACCCGAAACCAAAATACGAAAAGTTCACTGACTTCTACAATGTGGAAGATATTGAAGATGAGATTCGTGCAGGTTATGAAGACGATTATACATCCAAGCATGTTAGGCAAAAGAAAGAACAAGAAATCATTGCTGATCGTTGGCAGAAATTGCAAGAAATGAAAAAGCATAGAAAGGAGGAATAAATAAGTGGAAAGTTATTCAGTTAAAGCTGTTTTAAGCGCAACTGATAATATGTCAGGCGTGTTTCAGAAAGCAGCAAGCTCAGCTGGTTCTTTCAGGCAAAAAATGGGTAGTTCACTACAAGCGGTTGGCAAAACGTCCACAGTATTGGGCTTAGCAGTAGGTGCTATGACTGGCAAGGCTATAAAGTCTTATGGTGACTTCCAAGAAAGTATTAACAAAGCGGCTGTTATTGCTGGTTCAAGCAATAAGAAGCTCGGCTCTAATATGAAAGATTTGGAGAAAGTTGCTCTATCGCTTGGTAAAACATTACCTATTTCAGCTGAAGACGCTGGTAATGCGATGATTGAAATGGCTCGGAATGGCGCCTCAATCAAAGACCTTAAAAAAGAATTTCCTAGTATTGCAAAAGCTGCTGCAGTTTCTGGAGCAGACTTATCGGCTACAGCTACCACAGTTCAGCAAGCTATGAATATTTGGGGCGGTGGTGCAAAGAACGCTGCTAAAGATTCGGCTACCCTAGCAATTGTTGCCAATAAGTCTAATGCTGAAGTTGGCGATATGCAACAGGTGTTTGCCAACGTTGGGACGACAGCCAAGAACATGGGCTACTCACTCAAAGATGTGGCAATTGCAGCTGGTGTTATGACCAATGCT